GGTTGGTCCCGGCCAGAGCTGCTAGTTCACTGATTTTTAAATCAGCCATCGGTGGTCAGCTCCCTGCTTAAAGGTCGGTCTCTAGTTGCAGTTTAGCTGCACCGTCTTGATCCAAGCGTATTTCACCGGAGTCCTCTTGCAAGAGGTCATCAGGCACAAACGTATCCATCTTCAGCTCTACCGCTCCAGTTGTGATGAAGTCTGCTGTAATTTGCACCGTATTGTCTGGTGCGAACTGCACAGCACATGCTGTGATGACTGCGTCAAAGTCATAAAAAACTTCGTCGCCGTTTCTTGCTGAAACGCCACCAGGGTTGTAGCCGCTTGCTTTGATATAGAACTTTGCATGGAACTGACTGCCAACCTTGGTGCGTAGGGAAAGTTCAACCAAGTAGTTAGGCAGTTCGTTTACCGTATCGCCTGTGTATTCCCAAAAACAAGACATCCGACCAGAGCCAGACATTAACGTACTAATACGACTTCTAAACTCATCAGATAACGTTGTTGTGTCAACAGTTTCGCGCTCAGTATTAAGCTCAAAACTATTAACCTGTGCCAATAAACGCGCAATACTATTCTCAACAGTGACTGCAATTGGAATGTCGTTGCCAGGGACTGCTAACGCAATAGCGTTTGACGAGCCACCATTTACGGCATGGGCAAAACTGTTGTAAAGCCTGATGCCACCAAGGTCGTCAACATAAATAAACTTTTTTACGCTTGAATCTGCATAACTATTAATAAAATCAAGGGCACTGCCGTCAGTGCTTTTAATCTCAATTTGATCGCCAGTAATTAACTGCCCGTGGTCAAAGTCAAAGCTAAAGCGTTTTGCCGTAGCGTTAACGTCGCTGGTATTAATTGTTGAGCTAAGTTCGCTACCGTCAAACTGACGTTGCAGTTCAACTTTGCCAAACGTACCAAGGTAAACACTCATGAGATTGTGGCGGCTAGCAGCTCTCCCGTTCCAATGAACGAGATCTCAGCACGCACCAAATCAGCAGTAGCGGCACCCATCGTGGCGCTTGAAACGTAAGCGTTGATCTTGATGTCGTTAGTGTCCGTGCCATCCACCCAACGGAATGTCAGGTCAACGGTGTCGCTGCTGGTAACACCAGCAGAACCAGTCTTGACCAGTGCGCTCAACAGGCTTGTTGTGTTGATAGAGCCGCTGTCTTCTTTGTAATAAAGCAAGCTGCAGCTACCCGTATAGCCGACAACACCTGGAACGTAACTGCGAATATTCTCACTAAGCGTTGTGGTTTCTAACGTCTCAAGATTTGCTTGCACCGAGAAACTCGACACTTTGGCAACGGTCGTACCAGCGACTTGTAAGACGCCATCTCTGCCGGTATAGACCTTTGCCATCAGATCACGCCAATGAGATTCACTGTAACAGTGCTAACCCCAGGCCGCACCTGCGTTAATTGTGGTGCGCTTTCGTAGCGATACGAATTGCCGTGTTCTGACGCTCCAATTGCATCAGCGTTGCCTTCCCACCCACCTTTACCCGTATCTCGCCCAACAGGAAATGTCGTGAAGGTGCCCTTCATCTCGTCGTAGTGGTCAAGGAACAACTCAGCGTTTGCGTCAGTGATATTGGCGTAACTCAGTGACAGCTTCATGTTGGTGCGGTTGCTGCCGTACAGAATCCGCGTTTCAGCGCCGTTTTGCGACTTAAACGTTTTGATCGGGTAGTCCCCCGCATCAAAAGAACGGCTGGTTGGAACGAGCGAAGGAAAAGGCATTAGGTGATTAGAACCTCGTCGTTACCCAGCATGGCAGCAACCAATAAACTTTTAAATTTTCCATTTTCTCCAACGCAGGGATGCTCTGAAGCAACAATGTCTACCGTGCCCTCTTGAGAGAACGTCAGTTGTTCAATGACATAAACGTTCTGAGAAACAGTGAGATTTTTGACTGTAAAAATAGAACCATGGAATGTAGCATCCGCCACTCTGCCTCCAGCTATTTCCATTTTTTTATCGGTCACGACATCATCGCCACCGTAGCTGTTGTAGTAATCAACGGTATACATTCCGTCGGAAAGGTCAGACACGCTTGTCACCACACCCGTTGAGCTGACCGTCCCAGTATTTGCGCCGCTGTACGGGCTTGATTCAGTAATAACCCGAATGTACGAACCAGCCTGAATTGCTAAGCCGTCAACTGTTGTTGAGAAACTGATCGTATGTGTGACCAAGCGCCGCAACGCCAAGAAGTACCTGCCAACCTTTACGGCATGATCTTTTGTTGTACAGAACTGCGTTAGGTCAAACTGTTCCCGAGGCAAAGTCTCAAGCCCTTTATCGCGATACTGGGCATTCTTTACGTTCTCTACCTCTACTGTCCGCTCCTGTGGCAACTTGTTTTTTCTTTCTTCTCGATAGCGAACAACTGCTTTGAATGGCCTGCGTTCCTCAGCGCTAAGATATTCGATCTCTAATGTATCTTCAAGAATATTGCCTGCAGTAAATATTTGTTCAATTATCACTGGACCATCATTAAGACTGCCGCTTGCATTTGTTGGCAAAGCGGGTTTTAAAGAGAACTTACCGTCAGCAATAACAAAATTACATAAGAAAAACGGCGCAACACTTGCAATAAACTGACGCAAGTTGGTCCGTTCAACAATTGGCCCGTTAAAAAACAATTTCTGTGTTTCTAAGAATTTAGACGTAGCAATTAAGTCGTCTTTATTGATTAAAACTGGGTCGTCGGATGTCATGCCAAGCAACGCTCCAGCGCCACCCGTCTGATCCGTCATTAAGTAATAGATTAGATCAGTAAACAAATTGCTTGGGCCGCTCTCGTCAGAGTCCCCATAAGCAGCTATTTTTCTTGGGTGCAACCGCTCCACTCGCAACCCTTTACCTAGCCACATCCGCAGTTGGTCAAGGCGAGTGAAGTTACGAGTTGCTTTAAGCGAAAGACCTGCAAGCACAAGATTATCCATTCCTGGCAGCTTTTCGTCCTCTTGCACCTCGTTTTCCTGCACCTCATTTACATATACAATTTCATGTTCAGGTTGACTAGAGTTTGATTTGTCAACAAAATTTCGATAAAAACTTATGTCGCTATATTGAGTTTGGTCCGCAAACTTTTGTTTCGAGTTAAACCTAGGAGCAGTAATTTCTTCAATTAAGTTGCCGACCTGGAAGACAAAACCTGCTTTAGGATATGCTTCTGTCAAGTAAGGGTTGTTGCTAGTAATCGTAATTAAATCTTCAAATTCTTCGCCTTTTTCCCAATCCTGTGATGTCCCTGACAATTGTCTGACAACAACTTCAGGGGCAGTCCAAATTGCTTCTTTACCGCGAACTTCTGGAAACTGATAACGAATTTTTGAAGTTAAACTAACTTGCATTGTTTTATTGCCTTTTGTGAACTCTCTTTCTACTGTTTTAGTACTGCCAATTGGGCCTTCCGTTGCTGCATCACCAAAAACTTGATACAAGTAAGCTTGTCTTCGGCCAGCTATAGCTCCAGTTGCTTCGGCTGAAGTAACTTTAATTTTGAAACCTGACCATCTAATTGTTTGATAACCGTCTGGCGCATTAGGATTGTCTTTAAAAGGATTGCTATCTGGATAATTTGGATCGCTGGTTAAATTTTCTGTAGATCTAGTTCCGCGCATTACTTCAAACTCTTCTCCCTCCGTAAAATTGCCAGAGCTTCCAACAACACTTAGGGAGACTGGACTCCAAACATACTCGGCACCATTGTGTTTCCTAGCAAAATGATTTAAAGGTAGTTCGTTGCGTTCGTAAGTCCACAAAATACTGATCCACTTGCGTGGGTTGTCGTTTAAAAATTCTTGAGTAACAATAAAGAAAGGTGAGGGAAAATTAAAGTCACCTGCATTGCCAATCATGGCGTGCCCAAAAGCACCAGTTCGGCCTCCGTGGTTATTGTCACTGTATGAATTAGCTGCGGTTCCCTGATTGCTAATGTTTCCAATCCGTCCAATTGCTTTAGCATTTGTACCAGCAACAGTGGCTGGGGCATCACGAACGCGAACAACGCTGTCGGGGAATGTAGTCGTACTTGAGCCAGGAATTGTCCTAGGCGCTCGCATAAATTCTTTGTTCTCGGTAATTTGTTCTTTTGTAATTTGCTTGCCGCTAACACCTATTGTCAACGATCCAATGCCATCAACCGGTAAGGTCTGGAACCTCATACTTGCTGACTGGCTAGATACAGAATGAGATAAGTCAATCAAATGCTCGCCACTAGAAAGACTGCGCAGCTCCGCTCCAGGGAACTGTACAAACTTAAATTCAAGCTCTTGTGCTTCTTCCCCTGGAGCTAACGCAAAACGAATAAAGTTGTACTGTGCAACCGGGCGATTTCCTTTGATCACAAAAAACATCGGTACAACAGCAAAAGTGGAGCTGTCAACTCCTGCCTTGCGCACAAACACACGAAAAACAGTTGACCTTATAATATTTGCGGTGACTGTTCCGCTTGTTACTTGAACGTTTCCGTCATCTAAATCGTTCAACTCATCAGGCGTCGGTAAACTATTAAAAGAACAAAGGCCATTTAACTTTTGAAAAACAGTGCTCTTTAAACCAATTTCCGTAACGACTGCAGGCCGGTTGTTTCTGACTGTTGCAGATGCAATTTTAGTGATTGGGTAGAAATCCTCGTCAATCGAGGCTCTAGGTCCATCTGGAAAACTATCACCAATAAAATCTTGGCTTGGCTCTACAACTTTTGAAAGACTAACTATTCCAATCCGATTAAATTTTGACTCTTCAGTGTCAACGCACTCAAGATCAATTCTTTGTCTGCTATCATCTTTTTTCCCATTCTGATTAAAGTTTTCTCCGCTAGGCACAAAGCGATCTAGCCTTCTATCAATTACTTTCCATATCGTTCCAGCAATGGCAAACCGTTCACCAACCTGCATCGCATCATCTGCTGCAAGCTGCATTGACTCCACCGTGCTGTTTATATCATCAACACTTTCCCTAGTGCTGTCTTTTTCCTGTGCATAAATATCTGGGTCGATACTTGTGGTACTAATTACAAAAGCAGCCTTGTCTCCTTTTGATACCGTTACTACTTTTTGTAGTTCATCGCCAGTTGTTGTTATTTTATCGTTATTAGAAGCTCGGGTAACTTCTACAATTCCCATTCGTGGGCTGTAATTGCGTCCAGCACCTGCTTGCCCTTTCTGGCGAACTTTTTTAAAAAGTTCAACTCCACTCAAGTCTTTATTATTTTTAAAACTAAGTCCAGCAATTTTAATCCGTGCTCTTGTTACTGCACGTTTTGTAGGCCCACTGTGGCCATCATCAGTAATGGAAACAATGCGATAATTTGGGCGGTAAGAAGTACCGTTTGCAATTGACTCAAAAACGCCAAACTGCGTGCTATTTGCTGGTGTATAAGCATGGCAAAATTGACCTACTGCGTCAATTTCATCGCCAGTTGGAGCGTAAAAAACTTCGCCATTAATAGCTTTGTCTGGATCACCCGAAGAGGGTGTACTTTGTGATCCGTACAAGAAATTTGTGTTGCGGACTCTTCGCCTGTTTGGGTTGCCGGATTGTTTTTTCCAATAAAAAGCAAAAGCATCCTCAAAAAGAGGGTCAATGGCGTTATTGCCAAGAAAAATACCCTCTAGCTCAGGCTGCTCAATACCTTCTCCTCTATCAACGCCTTGCTCACCAACGACGTACAACAACTTGGCGCGTTGCAACGTTCCATGGCTAAACATCCGAGACCAAATCAGTTTGGGTGTTGCAAGCATTCCACCGCCATAGCCTTCGCGGTACAAACCAAACAACAAAGGAATTGGTGAAGCGTATTCACCAAGTTCTGCCAAAGTCTCAAAACCACGAGATGGCGTGAAGCGACTTGCTCCGGCTTCTCCGCCAAGCTCTTTGCTGCCAAAGGCCGATGGCTCTTTTGGTTTTGGTGTTAATAAGTAGGCGACACCAGTCAACGTGAGGCTGATCGCCAAGTTGATTAAAATAATTACCGCTGTTGACTTAGGCTCAGCGCAAAAAATTTCTGGAATATGGTCATACTCTGCTGGTCTTATTACCCCACGACGACGTACTTCAGCCGCAAATAGTTGATACTCTTCTTCTGTTATCCCAATCGTTTCTATTAATTGTTTTTCGTACGGAAGCAGTGGTACGTCGTAAATTGACGGGCCAAAGACCACTGGACTCTTTCCCTCTCTGGCTGGATGTACAGGACTCCCTCCTGCCAAATCACTGCGAATGTCCAAGATCTATCTGGCAGCAACAGAATGTCCCCATCATACGCAGGCTTTTCCACCCGCAAACCCCATTGCAAAAGATCCCTGCATACTTCCCATTTGTTGGCTTCGTACCAGGACTGCTTAAACGGTGGTCCTTTAACTCCGACTCGTCCCCAAACCTCGTAACACAAGTGGATGCAGTCAATATGACCATCGCTGCCGTCGGCGCCTAGCCGATACGGCATTCCAATTAGATCACTGCAGTCGGACATTATTGCTAATGGGTAGGTTGCCAACCAACCGCTGCGTCAGCGAGCGCCTTGGTACGTCCGTTCCAACAGCATCCAAAATAGAACTGAGCTTTAGGTTTAGCGATACGTTGTCCCACTGCCCGCCAACAGCTTGGCCCGTAAACGAATGCAATGTTTGATGAGTGCCTGCTGGGTTGTCAGCGTCCAAAATCAACACGTCAACTTCAATAAGCCAGTTCTGGTCAATTGCTTCATCAGCCAAGGCGCGAGACAAACCATTGTTAGGAAACACAAGAGTTGCTTCTAGGCCGTCACCCGTGCGATTAACGGTTACGCCTGAAAAACCAAATGGCACAAACTGATATTGATTGCCGTTATGCGTGGCTTCTTGGTTGAGAAAAAAGTTTTGGAAGAAGTAAAGCGTTTCTAGCTTGCCCGTTGATGGGCTGCGACGCTTGATTCGAGTGGCATGGCCAAATGCGTACTGGCTCACATTCCTAACCTCCGGCGAGTGCTACCGCTCATCTGTAATCGTTTTAGCGTGTTCTGTTCACCGCGTTGTGCGCCTTGTGCCGCTGCACTTTGCATTCCACTCTGGAACTGATCAGCAGTTACATAATCAACGCTATTGATGCGTTCCACGGTGTAGCGCACATCGATTGGTGCGGCAACTGCAGTTCCGCCGCCGCTGTCTTCCGCTCCACCGCCATTGGTGGGAATAACGCTATTGCCGCGTGAACCGCGCGAATAACGCGACATGCTTTCACGCATCTTGGATGCTGGGATGACGTACTCAGGCTCGCCACCCTCACCGATTAATGCGCTAGTCGGGCTGGAAACAAAACCACCTTCAGCAAATTTTGCAGCGGGAAGAATTGTTGCAGGCTTAAAATCGTTAACACTCCCGAAAGAAGGCCCTGAGCCAAGGTTAGGCAACGGACCAGTCGTCAACGTGCCTGCCTTACTTGCAGGAGTGGCAGCGCCACCGCCACTAGCCGCAGCACCAGCCATTGACCCAATTATTTGTGTAACGAACTGGATAGCCTGCATCTTGATCGCAGCAGCAATAATTTGAGCCGTCATATCTAAGAAGTGGTCTGCTGTTCGTTGGAATAGATTTGCCAACGCTTCCTGAGCAGTCATGCTGCCGCTAATAACACCTTTAAATGATTCGCTAAACGCATCTCCTATCGCGTTTGCTGCAGCAATCACTTGATTTGCTGGGTCTACCAAATCATTCAATATTTCTTGAAGACGTTCTGATTCGGTTCCTAACTTGTCTAAAAATGTCTTAGGGGCTAAAGCTTCTTCAATAGCACCGCCTGCTTTGCCTTTCTTGTCTTTTAGACCATCTCTTTCCTCTTTAAGCTCGTTTAGTTTTTTAAGTTGCTCGTCATACTCAGTTGTAACTCCTTTTTGATTCTTTAAGTCCTCAAGAGAAGCTTCTGTTTTAATAATTTGAGCATCTACTGTCTGCAGTAATTTTTCATAACCACGATCCAGCTCTAATAGTTGTTTCTTCAGCTCTACCGCTTGTTTGGCCGCAGCAGGAGTGCTGCCTTCCATAATTAAACGAGAATACTCTCGCTCAAAAGCCATCTTGTCTTCATGTTTTTGAGTAATCGAATCAAGCTGCTGGCTTGCTTTATTAAAAGCATTTTCGGTGCGCTCAATTTCGCGGTCAACAGCTTTAACTCGTCTTTCAACCGCCCTCTGCTGTCTTTCCTCGGCTCTTTGTTGCTTGTCACTGGCTGCCGCGCTTCTTTTACTTGCAGCTTCTATTTGATCGTCTCTTTTAGTAGCTAAGTTTAAAAGTTTTGTGTCTCTATCAATATCAATTAACTTTATATCGGCACCCTCTTCTAACTTTTTACCTATAGCTTCTTGCATGATATTTGCTTTTTCTAAATTAAATATACGCGTGTTAGTTAAATCCCCTTCTAGTTTAGAAATTGCTAGATTATTTTTAGCAATTACGTGCTCAACGGAACCGATTCTTGTCGTTTCTACTTTTACAGCTAAACGATCTTCTTCCTCTTGCTTAATTTTTCTTTGTAAGCCCACCATTTCCACCTCTATTCCCGCCTGCCGCCGCAAACCTGCACCCGTAACGTCCCCAAGAAGAGATTTTTCATTAGAAATAAGTTGCGCTTGCAACAATGCTTGTCTTGGGTCTTTAGACGCTTTTGCTGCAGATAAATCAGTTTGAAATTCCAGTGCTTGCGTTATTCTTCCTACGACGGGTCCTGATAATCTTGCAATTTGGGCCAAAATTTGCGTGGTCGTTTTGGTAAGCGCGTTTCCAAAACGTGTTGAAACATCACCGAAAGCTGTAAGAGCTTCAACGCCCTCATCACCAACAACTAAAGAAAGCTGCTTGGTTGCTTCCTCAAGCGCTACTTGTTCACCCGCTAATTCTTCCAGACTTTGTATTGCATCCTGTACTGGACTGCCCACCAGCCCTAAAGACTCCACAACAGCATTAACATCTGCCGTTGCAAGATTTAACGCCTGGCCGAGAGTAGCGGCTTTTGCAGCAAGCTCATCAACGAATCCGCCCAGCACTTGTAGTGCGATAGAGGCTGGTCCAAAAGTAGACCCTGTAATAGCTCCGCCAAACGCACCACCAATCGCCATGCCTGGACCGCCGCCAAACAACAGCGGGAAAGCACCGGCACTAACAGCCGCACCAACTCTTTCCTTACCAGTAGCGTCCCCAAAAAGACTGTTTTTACGCTTAGTAACTCTATTGTTTAATCGTCTGTCAAAATCTTTTAAAGCTTCAGCATTTGTAGTTTTAGCAGCTTTCAACTCTGCGTCTGCTGCTTGATCAATCTGGGCTAACTTTTGTTTAAATACAACATCATCGTTCGCAAGCTCTATTTTGGTTACATTGTTGTCATGCGCCTTAGCAACCGAAGTTAGTTGGGTATAAGCAGCAAAAGCAGCTTTTGTAAGCTGCTCTACTTCCTGCATTTGACGGATTCTTCCCCCAACAGGGCTTGCTGCGCCAGGTCCTATAGGCCCCGTATATTGCTGCAATCCTTCCCTACGTTGCTGGCGCTCTAGCCGTACTCCCCTGAGTAAATCTGCGCGTCTAGCGCTTTCCGCTCTTTTTAAATCATTTGTAAGTCTTATCTGATCTTTTATTTGGTCTTTTTCGTCTTGACGTGCTTTTGACCTAGCTCTAAACCCAGATGGATCAAAAGTATCTAATTTTGATATTCTTTCAAGCGCTTGTTCAACAGCATCTAACTCTTTTTTAAGCGCTTTAATAGTATTTAGGTTTTTTACCGCGAGCTGAATATCTACGTCGTAGGCGGCCACAGCACAACACGTAAAGTCTTACGGCCCAGTCTACCGTGCGCCCATTGATCGTGCCCTGGCACCGGCCTTTGCGTTTTGGACAGTTTTATCCTGCTTCTCGTTGTGCAGCTCAAAGTAAGCGGCCCAGCCGATTAGCTCTTCTACTGTCAGGTGTTGGGTTAGCTGAACGACTGTGGTTCCTAGTTCCTTGGCAAGGAAATAAATGAAATACCAGTCGCTATTGGCTTTTCAAGGCTGCTTTCGCGTCCTCCACCTTGTTTTCTGCGCCAGAGGACAGCATCGCTAGCTGAATGTCTTGCAGCACTGCGGCCTCAACGGCGTTTTTAAGCACTGCTTTTTCGCCGTCTTGGAACAAACGCTTACCGTCTGCGTCCAGTGCTTTTTCAATCAGCATTCCGAGTGCAAAATCGTTGGCATCGTCAGAACCCGCTTTTTTCTGAATGGCTTCGCGTTCAGCAATAGTAAGAGGGTGCCAATAGATCTCTAGCGCAATCTCATCTCCATCTTTGACTTCATGCTTATACAGCTGACTGACGCCAAACTTATTACGGAGCAGCTCAGAGGCACGCATACAGTAGTAGCATTTATCTAAATATACTACACAACTGCTGTGAATTGACAGGACATAATACCAACAAAATGCGAACGGTCTTCTAACTCCAATGGAGTTGGGCCGGAAACGTCGGATACACGCGGAGATACATTAAAAGTATCGCTGTAGCCCGAAGCGTTGACTGAGGTAAGCCCGTCAATAACTGCTTCGCTAATAGACGACAAGACAGCCGTACCAGCAGATTTGGGCACGTAAACGTTACACTGAATAACTCCAGAGTAGTAATCCTGCGCGGCTCCTTGGTTTTGCAGGGTGGAACGGTTGAAATTTATGGTCATCAAAATGTACTTTTTACTTTGTCCGGGTACGGTGTAGCGCACGTTGTCGTACACCATAAGCACTGTGGCGTCGGAAGCTGAAACAGCGTCAGTAACTGCTTTTTCAAAAGCAGCGCGGGCGTTTACAAGTGTCATAATTTAGAGCTTGGTGTACGAACCAAACACGCTGCTACTGGATCCGGTTCTAGAAAAAATACGCCCAGGTGTTTTTTCCTTGAAAGTTTGTTGGACCAGTGAGCGCATTTCGCCCTGGATAAAGTTCGCTACTTTTGGTGATTCAAGCGCGTAACCTGCGTATTCAGCGGTGTTGCCGATGTATACCGTTGGCTGACGTTTGAAGTTGAACTCTGGAATGGTAAAACGCGGTTTAATTTGACTTCCTACTGGTTTCTTGCCCGTATGCACCCATTGATTACCGCCAAGTGAGCGAGTTTTATAAATGCTTGACCATGGAGCATGATCTTTTCGTTTATCCTCAGCACGGATTTTCTGAGTACCTGTTTTCCAGCTTGATGCAAAAAAGCCTGTGTCTACAGGACTGTTCTCTTTTGTGCTCAAGCCTTCAACCGTTAACTGAATTAAGGCGTTGTAGTCGTCATTAAGCTGACGTTCCAGGTCAGTGACGATTTGCCCGATACCCTTTTTGCGGCCCGCCATCAGAACCTCACCTGAACAATAAATAGGTACTCTTGATCACCCTTGTACGTGCGAATGTCTGTAATTTGTGCAATCCGGTTTGACCCCGCGTACTTAAGGGTGAGTGTGTCTTCAAGCGTAGGTTGATTATCGCCTATAAGATCTGGGGTTATGTAGAGCTTTGCTTTGCGCTCTTCGCGTCCTTCCTCCTCCTCAGAATCGACAAACTCGATTGGTGCGTCAAAGGAGTAAGACGTATCAGTTGTTGTTAACGCACCAGTGCTGGTGTTATACACTGGCGATGCCTTACGCGTGTAGATGACTGTCGTGTCAAGGGATTTGCCCAGATCAGCTACAACTGATTTGGCAACGTTCTTAAATAAACTGTCTAGTGCTCCTGGCATTTCAACCCCTCACAGTACGAACTTGATAAGAGCCAGAGCCTCCAAGACAATAAGCACCAAGATAAGACTGCAGCCAAGGGTAAACGTCGAATACGTTATTGACAGTTCCAGTAGCTTGGCTAGAAGTGTTGTACTTGACTTCGAGTTCTCCGAGCTTGACGGCTTCGTATAGCCCCGTATCGCCGGTAGTCCCTGTAATCGAGTCCGTGTCATTTGCTAATGCACGCGCCAGCTCAAATGCAGCGTACTTAATGTCTGCTGGGATAGCACTGCAAGTTAACTCAACTCGATCAACGTGGTAATTGTTGCGTGGCCAGCTCAAAGCTTGGTCTGCATCGCAACGATCACCGTAGAAATTCAATGTATCGATCCAGCGTGTTGCTGAGATCAATGAACGGTTTTTGTTGTCGTCTGACTTGTTATCCCACTGCGTTGAGCTTGGAACGGTTTCAAAATACGCATCTGCTTCCGCCAACGTCACATAGCTGTTGGCTGTTGCGCTTTTGAGTGTGGCGTTGATCGTGGCAGCCATAAGGCAAAAAGAAGGTGGCCCCACCTAATGGTAGGGCCTTTGCTCTGATCAAGATCAGATGGTGCTGGTATCCAGCGGAGAGTTGACAGTCAACTGAACCATAGGGATCAGGTCGATGTCATAAGTGGCGGCCCACTTGTTAGCGGTAGCCAGGTTGGCGTTGGTGGGGTTGTCACCAGCGTCAGACCACTTAGTACCCATCACGTGATAGGTGCTGTGATAATCCACAGAAAGCACGTCTTGCTTCGAGAGGACGTTGCGATCAGCTTCAATCCGAAGCTCTTGCTGAACACCTTCAAGGATGGTTCCACCCTTGGTCAGGTAGCAGTAGAACTCACGTTGGTGACCACCAGTGCCAGGAGCAACGGTGTTCACCGCACTGTCGGTAACGACTCGCATTCCTGCGAACTCACCAACTTCGCGAGCGCCAATGCCTACGCCACCACCACCCCAGGTCACTGCGCCATTAGCGGCGAGTGCTGAAGTAGAGAAGGTCAGCATTCCTACCTGATACAGGTAGTAAGCAACAGAAGGATGAACAATCAGAGTGTCCAGCTCTTCACCACGCTCTCCAAGCTTGGAACGTGCTTCAGCAACCATGGATGCACTAAGGAAGTTAGCCTCAGCGCCACCAGATGCTGCTGCAACAGCTTTATCTAAAGCGTTGGCAGAAAGTGCAGTGCCAAACAAACCAGCAAGCTGTGAGAACAGACGTGCGCTGTTCAGCTTGTTGATTGCATCAGCCAGCTGGTTGCGGATGTGAAGCATTGGATCTTCACCTGCAGCCAAAATTGCAATGTCATCCACTGCATACGCGAAACCGCGATGGCAGATGGTTGCAATCTGGGTGCCAGTTCCGATCTTTTGTGGCGTCAGATAGCCAGCAGTGCTGGTGCCCCAAGTCGCTGTGCCATCCATGATCTCCTCAGTTGGAGATACAGGATTGAACTCAGGAACTTGAATGCGAGTACCGCCAGAGCGGGAATCAAGCAGTGAATTACGGGTGACAGCGCCAGACTTGATAAACAAGCTGCGCTCTTTGATGGCCTCAGACACATAAGTGCTGAGATTATTCCTCTTGACGATGTCCGCGAGTAGGACACCGCCGGAATAATTCTGAAATGGAGCAGCCATTTCTTATTCAGGGATAATGTTTGCGGTGGATCAAGTCACAGACTTGAGATGGTGTCCCACAGGGACTATTTACCGGCCTCTCTCCTGAGCACAGCTGCAAGATCAGGGTCGGAAGCATCCAAAGCCATTTGCTTTGTTAAGTTAATACTACCCTCTAGCCAAGGATTTGCGATGCCTGCGGCACCTGCAGTTCCTGTTGAAGGCTTAGCTCCCATCCCAGCCTGAGTGCTTGGCTTGAAGTGATGTTCAAAGCCAGAGCCAGGATTTTTTAGCTTGGCTAAATAAACACCTAGGTCTTGTTCAACGCCACCGTCAAGAACTTTGACGCTGCCATCTTCAGATTTTTTAAGACCGTTCTGCACTAATTGCAGCATCTGTTGAGCATTGATTGCTCCAGCCTGACTAATTGCAGACAACGCAGACGTTTGCATCGCTGCAGTTTCGTTTGAAACCCGAAGCTCTTGCAATTGACGCTCTAGATCAGCAATTTGTTGTTGCTTGTCTTGAGCAGTTTTGTTGGCCTCTTCCCAAAGGTCTTTCCATTGACCCTGGTCTTCAAGCGTTTTTCTACGTTGATCGTCTTGTTTTTTGTAGACATCATCAAGCTTGCCTTTGATGCCTTGGAATTTATCCTCGGCTTCACTGGCACGATTTTTTAATGCCTGGATCTGCTGTTCATACGCTGAAGCGTCTACAGCAGGGGTTGAAGTCGCAGTCTCAGCCACAGGCTGTTCAGGAGTTGCCACGGGCGTCTCCTGGATGACTTGTTCTTCCATTGTGAAAAGTAGATTTACTCTTCTACTTTACTGCTTTTAGCTTTTTTAGTTTCTTTCTTTGCAGCAGAAGCTGAAGATCCCTCTTTTTTGGGAGGATTGATCTCTTCAAAACGAAGTCCCATGACAGTAAAAAGCTGTTATGCCCCTACTGTACCTCTGCTGACTGATCTTGCGACTCCGCTGATGTAGGCAGGATTTCACCCTGTACCAGCATCTCGCGGAACTCTTCGCGATCAATAATGTTGTCTTGGAATAGCTGAGCCATTGCCGTAATGTCTTGACCAATAAGACGCTGAAGATCAAAGTCACGGCTGATCTTCACTTCAGGTGGCTCAATACCCAAGTAATTAGCAGCCAAGTTGTAAGCCTTTTGCAAGCCAGACTCCAGGTCCATCGACACCATCGACAACATTGAATTTGTGTCGATACGGTCCAGGCGTCGTGCGTCAGCTGATTCAGCTACGAATTTTTGTTGGCTAAGCGTGCTGATACCCAACGTCGCCATTTGTTGCTGTAACTCTTGGATCTCCGCAGATTGCGCCTCAAAAGCACTAGCGGCAGGCTCCACGTAATAGACCTTGTTTCCCGGCTGCGTCGCCATCGCATAGTTGACACTAATCGCCATATCTTTAGTCTGATCATCCCAACCCTCAAGCACCAACATCGGTTGTGATGCGATATGCAGGCTATGGATTAGATCAGCTTGGCGTTGGAAGTGGGCAAGATTTAGATGAGCAATGTCCAGCAATGGTGGACGACTTGTCATCGTGTCCGTCTTGTTCGCGTATATGGTGACCAGCGGGACTTGATCCAGTGAATACGGCCCAGACTCAATAAGCTCAAACTCCGCCGTAGCGTCTGATTGGTCAAACGAAGAAGGGTATGGGAAATTGCCTTGCATCGCTTTGTTTTGCTCTTCTTGCCTATAGACGCGATAACGACCCGGCTCAATGACACGAATTTGGTCATAGACCTTTTCTCCAAATTCACCGTCAGCAACAACAGCTTTTTCACCAATACGCACTTGCGTCAGGTTGCCGTAATTCGATTCGCGATCCAAGCGCCAGCCATACACTTTGGTTGGATCAACCTCAATCCAATATGGACGACGGTTTAATGCACGCTCTTCTGCAAGGCTTCGGGCTTCTGTTGGAGCGGGAAAGTCAACCAACGTATGGCAATGGCCATAGGTCAAGGCACAGATCACCAAGCGACGTGCATATTCGTCTAGGTCTGAACCGCAACCGTCAACATCCTTGTTAAAGACGTCGGTCCAATATGGATCGCCAACAATATTGATTGGTTTACGCAGAATCAAGCCTGCTGCCGCTCGAATCAAACGTTGGGTATAAGGCGTAAAAACAGCACGATTTACACGCGCTAGGTATGCCGAATAATCTTCGCGAGGTTCTAGTGGCAGGAATGCTTCGCTGTTATCACGTAAATACTCAGTACCGGAGACCACGGCTTTCATGATTTCCCAGCCCTTCATTTGATCGATCACCGCTCGGGTGCGAACAAATGGACTGTCAACTTTTCCTAAATAGGAAGAGCTGACTAGATGAGTTCTGACGGAGCCGGGGACTGAGTAGGTCATGACACTTTAAAAATGAGTGATTAGCAACCCCAGCGAAGACGAGCTGCTTTACCCCGCTCACCAGTCCAACTACGACTTCGGGCACAGAAAGAACGTTTGCGGGCAGCCTCCTCTTTTGTTTTTGGCTTGCCTGTGACTGGTGCTTTCAACTTAGAACCGGTTTCCCGGTTGTATTTGGCACGACCTTTGGCGGTTAAACCAGCACCCTTACTAGCAGGCAGTTTTTCGCCACGCCCAACACTAAGGTTGGGGCCACGCTTACGCTTTTTGCGTTCTGCCATTGTCCTAACCCTTACTCAAGGTTGGAAGTAATGGCACCGCTGGTGATGAAGTTGCAGGTGACAACTACGAGTTCCCCAACTGTGGACGCAATGTCCATGCTGGTAATAATTCCGGCAAAACTAACGGAATCGGTTCCGCTGGCAGTACCAGTAGTAAACAACTCGAATGTGGCGTCTGCAGGATCTGCAGCCGTAATTATGTCTTCGATGAATGTTGCTTGACCTGTTGCATCCGGGTCGTACACCAGTTCAACAGTGCCGGAGCCGCTAACTAGGCTGCCGACAAATGCACGAGTAGTGTCACCCTGATCGGTAACGTCTAACGTGTCTTTGGTGATGCTTAATGTCCAGCTACGGGTTCCAACGATGGTGGCGTTGCTGCTACCGGTAGGAGAGAACTGGACGGCACCTTGTTCACCACGAAGGATGGCCATGGCTGGGCGTAAAAGGTTCTATACCACAATTCTAACCCGCCGGGTCACTTAAACCACGATTATTTCTTTGTACGTTTTGGTTTTTTAGCTGTTTTTGCTGATTTTTTAAAATCTTTTGCTGTTGGTGCGCCAGGATCACCCGCTTTTCTCATCTTTTCGCCTGACCCAGCTGCAATGCGCTTTTTCTTGGCCGCAATATTGTCGTATAAGCCCTTTTTCTTCTTGGCGGGGCGGCCTTTCTTGCTGCCGTAAGTTCCAGCTCCTTGGGGCATGACAACGCTTAGCTTTGCCCTATTCTAGCCTTTCGTGCCAGTCAACAACCACATTGAAGTGCCCAAAATGCGGAAGCAACAGTCGAGTCACAAGCATTAACCGCAAAAGACCAGAAGAAGTGAGGCGATACCGCAAATGTACGGTCTGTTCTTACACCTTTGTAACGACCCAGTCGCCAGAAGTTATTCGAGAAAAAGAAACGGTTTGTTATCGCTTAGTAGGGGAAGACCACCCAAACTCCAAGCTGGACAACACCAAAGTTATGGAAATGCGTCAGTACGCGGCTGAAGGGGCTAGCTCCTTTGAATGCGGGCTTGTTTGGGATGTATCGCAAAAAGTGGCCTGGAATGCGATCGTAGGAAGAACGTGGAAACACGTTAAATAACTACGTCAGTACAATCGATAAGAAGTAGTGCCCATTGTCTCCGGTTTGGCCAAATTAAACTGTTGTAAAACTAAATAGCCGAATGCGTCAAATGCGTGGTCTACGCCCAGGTTTTTGTTGGGTAGGCCCGTTCCAGGGGCGTATGTGAGTGTGCGTAGGGATTTGATTAAGTGTTTGCAACGTGGGTGGATTACTGTTCTTTGTGCTCCAGATGCGTCCATTAATGCTGTGTTTACGGCTGTAATTTTGTCGCGGATCTTCCAAGGGGCTCTTGGTGTTTGAACGGTGAAACCGCTGCGGCGTAATATTGCGTGGTCTGTTACGCCTACTCCGCTGGTTTTTCGTGCGCCGCCTGTTGGGTCTGGGCACGCGATTATGCGACGTTCCAGGCCGTAGCGGCGGGTTACTTCTTCTGCAAAGTCCCAGGTGGTTGCTCCGCCTGTGAGCATTATTTCGTCGAAGACGTATAGGTTTTCGCCGTCTTTTACGGCGCAGATGCCAGACATTGGGTCCACGTTGAAGTCAACGCCAAGGAGGATTGGTTGGATTGAAATGTCTTTGGCGTTCGGGGATATGTTTTCGTCGGAGAAGCTGACCGCTACGAGGCCGCTGAGGTTTTCAAAGGAGGCTTCAAATTCTTGGCGGAATGTGCGTGGGTCTAGTTGAGCGCGGGCTGCTTCAATTTCGGTGGCGGGGACGTTGCCCCCTTCGATGGTTGTGTAGCACCAACGCTGCCATTCTTTGGTTGGGTCGTCTTCGCAGTAACACCACAGGTCGTAGAACCAGCTAGCGGTGCCGTCCGGGGTAGAAATAAAGAGTGCCCAGCCCTGTTTGTCTGCAAGGGCGGGGCGAATGACCTCGAACCAGACCTCAGCGTCCATAAATGCGGCTTCGTCAAGGACAACTCCTGATAAAGAGCGTCCGCGAAGCGCCATTGCGTTCTCTGTGCCCTTTAATTCAATGGTGGAACCGTTTACTAGCTCCAATTTGAGGTCGGTTTCGTTTTTAGTTTTTATCCATGGCTTGGGTACAAGCTTTTTGAGCACTTTCCAGGCAATATCCTTTGCCATTCGGTACGTGGGGGCGCAGTAAAAGAAGGTTTCCCCGGGGTTATTGATCGCTCCACGCAATAGTTCGACGCATGAGAGGTAGGACTTACCGAAACGGCGGCCTGCAACGAGGACACGGAATCTGCGTTCGCTAGTAAACACTTGGCCTTGGGCCCAGCGAAGACTAAGTGGGGGTGCGTTTTGTATGGCCATGGGTAATACATTAGCTGCTTTTTCAACCCCTACCCCCGGGGGTGTGCTACAGTGCAAATAATCTGGTATGTATCAGTAAGTTCCCCGCGCTTAGGTACAAGTGTACTACTTTGCAACCCTTCCCCCCTGTGACAGTTGCACCGACTGGCACACAGTACAAATTTACTAGAAAAATTTACAAAAAATGAGAATTTTCTGAGCGTGTGACAGCTGACAGAGTAGCACAGTAGCTCTAGACATATTTAGTAAGCTCTGCTAAAATATATTTAGCAACACACAGTTGCTAACATTTAGTCACCCAAGCTGATGTCTTCCAAAATCTATTTTATCTCTCTGGTTTCTCTCGCTTCGTTAACAATTTTTACAGGCAAACATTTTGCACAGCAAGATACACTAGTTTACAACAATTGTATGCAAAGTAACAACAACTACAGCTACTGCAAAGTGTTAGTCTGGGGCCGTTGAGTTACTAACAACAACCTCCGCAAAGTTAATTATACTTTGTGGGGGTATTTTTGTGGCTACAATGTTATAGTACACATGTATTGTAACTAGAACCTTGACAATCTACTCCGACTGATTCTCATTCTCGATTCGGATGTCGAGCGTTGGAACCTGTAATGCCAACTGCTCTGGGGCTGCCTCCCCTATTACGCGGCCCATGTCGCCCAAGAGCGTCGCCACGGTTTGATAGTGGCCGCGCTTAAGGGCCCGTTGCACCGTCGC